GAGGAATTAAGTTCAAGACCATCCCATTCCATACCTTCAATAGATCCGGTAGCTCCGATGGCTGACCCGCCAGACTTCAATTTATTAACTGCTAGATCAAACCACATGACTCCAGTAGCATCACCTTTCTTAACAGCTTTAGTTAATTTGCTGTAAGAATAAGATCCGATAGCTTCAGACTGATACGGTGATGCGGATGCCTCTTGGTATGGCTGACCTAGATACAATTTATCAGCCATCTCCAAAATACCATTCTTAGCTAGCTTCTCTAGTTGAGAGTTAACAGGATAACTCTCAAGATCCGTAGCTAAGTAGAAAAGTAATGTCGCTTGAGCTAGCGCCTCTACAGCAAACTCGCCGAAAGTGATGCTGGTCCTACCTGTGAAGGTAGCCAATTCTGCTACTGATGGTGACGCTAGCGTCATAGCTTACCTCTTTTCAAAAAAGACTTTGCCGTAACGGTCCTTCTGCTCTGAAGTAGAAAGCTCGTACCAGACATCATCATTTAGATCTGCATTAGCCTTGCGAGCCTCTTCGGTCTCAGTAAAGGTAAAGATCTCACCCTTTTTCCAAACCTTACCCTGCGCAGTAAGACCTGATTCTACGAACTCCAGCTCAACCTTCTTACCTTCATCCTTCTTATCAGAATCATCTTCTGTAAGATCTTTTGCATTCATTACTGCATCAGTCTGACGTAGGCGTGCGCGACGAGCTTCAGTTTCATCCTTGTCAGGATCAATTAGCTCAGGGTGTGACTTATTAACATCGTAGAACGAACTACCAGATTCAATAATTTGTGGCTCAGGGTTGCGATCAACAGACTCTACGGTGCCTGGATTTTCCTGGTTAACGACTGTGTCATCAACTCTATTAACAGGAGCAGCCTTAGCAGGAGTTGCTTTGGCTGCGGTTGTCTTTCTTGGTGTTGGTGGCATTAAAATCACCCTTCCTTCGGTTTTGTGTTCTTCTTAAACATCGTCATATCGCTTTGACAAACGATTACGAAGTCTTTCACCTCTACGGCCGAATTGAACTTCCAAGAATCCTACGACTGATGTCACCATAGTAAGTCCTAGCACCCAGAACAGCACTAGCCTGACCCACTCAACTCCGGGAACTGTAATCTCCCAAATGCGTAATGATAAGTAGGCGGTGAGCACTACGACACCAATAGTGAAGATTGCGATAATAGTTCCCACTAGGCTTTTATACCATCTTGACAGAGTCAAGTAAATTAATGTGAACACTAGTGTGCTAAATGCGAATACTAGGAAGCCAACATCGCCCCAAAATTCTACCATAATAAGCCTCCTCTTACTCGTTAAACAATTCTTCAAGCATCAGACGGAAATGATTCTTTCGCCTAAGCTCTCTGAATCTACTAGTTAAATCGTCAACCTTTTCGAATCGATCGCTAGTGGACTGACGTGCAGCAGCGATTTCCTTCTGTACGGCTTCGAGTTCATTCTTTTCGTCCTGATTGTGGTTAGTAGCCATCTCCGTTAGCCCTCCCTACCCGGACGCACAACATGTGTTGTCTTCCTTGCAGCATCAGATGTGCTGAAACGTGCACTGTGTACAGCCTCAAGTAGTTTGACTGAGGTTTCTCCCAGTTCAGTTACTACGTCAAGCTGCTTGGCTTGAGACTGGACAATCTCCAGAGCTTCAGCGGTTTTATCTTTCCACTCTTGTTCGCGTTCTTTAGCCTCTGCAATGCGTGCCTCATAGCTCTCTCGTAACTCTAAGATTCTAGCTTCTTGAGATTCATGCACCTTCTGTACTGCGGCAGGAGTTAATAGCCATCCTCTTACTAGCGCAATGAACAGCAAAGGCAAGGGTCCGATTGTCCCAATCCAAGGTCCAATGGCATCCAAGGCTCCCTGCACTACCTCCATGATTACCTGCCCTTAAATAGGAATAGCCGGGTCGCTAGTAAGCGCCCGGCTATTATATCACTTACATTTACCTAATCGGCATTACTGTAAGGACTTTTCCCTATTAAATTACGTCTAGCTCGGCCCAACCACGACCGCCGTTGTCGATGTGCTTGCCACCAGCAGTCTTACCTACTACAAGACCTAGCATGCCAGGTTTTGACCATACGCCAGCAGAATCATAGAACCACTGACTTGACTTCTCAGCCTCAAGAGCAGGGCACCCGAAGTAAGTACGTCCACGATCTTCGATAGTGTTGAAGTGGTGATAATGCGCCGTGAAGAACAGTCGAATATCAACCATCTCTTCAGTACGGCCTAGGATCTGTTTCTCGATAGCATTCTTAGCACTTACTCCACCAGTCTTAGCACCAGCACCGTTAGATACATGCCCGTGGGTGAAGTATGCCTTAACACCGGAAAGGCTCAAGTTTGCATCCTGACGATCCTCAGCGATATCCCAGGTGAGCAATTCAGCATCAGAACCGTTGAAGGTCTTCTTGACCATACGAGCAATCATGGTTGATGAGTTGTCGTAAATACTGGTAAGAGCCTTGTTTCCGCCGAAGCGGGTGTGCTCACCGTGGTTTGACGGAACTGAAGCAATTGACATCGGTAAGCTGAGGTCTAGCAGAGTCTTAATGCTCCACATACGCATATCGAAATCCAACACAAGCTGATCTGAATAATTAAGCTCGATCTCATAAGGCTGTGATGCGTAGTTACCTACGGCACCTTCATGCTCATCACCCATGAACGCTAATGCTACACGCTCGATAGGCAGACCGGCCTTGCGAAGATTCACAATACGCTGACGGTGACCTTCAATTCCACGCTTCCAGTTATTTACGGCCTCCTGCGTACCAGGCTTACCTAGCTGAGGATCTGCAACCATCATAAGGTAACTGAGTGCATCGGTACCGGAATAAACAGCAGGCTTGAACTGAATGGTCTGGAGTGCCTGCCTCCAACCCTCAACATCGAAGCTCTCTTCAATTGGGTTGGAAATTGGTTCCTTCTTTTGAATCCTGGCAGCATAGCTGTATCGGAATTCACCAGGCTTGCCCCACGCTTTCATGGTAACAGGCTGGATTACTTCAAACACCTCAGGATCAAGACCCCAAAGCTTGATGGTGTCGGTCCAATCAGTAATGGGCTCAGCAACAGTTCCAGTCTTAATGACTCCAGAATCACCTGTCAATGAAATGCTGCCAGGCTCAGGAGCATCTGGAATGTCTTCAGTAAGTTGATAGGGTGAGCCTTCAGTATTTTTAAACTCACGCTTACGACGTTTCAGTGTTTCAAGATTGGCTCCAGGAAAAAGAGTCTGGAGATCTTCATCTGTTTCTGCGGCGAGAAGACTAGCTACATTCTCCTCGTTCCATTCAATCTTCAAAATTTATCCTTAAGTCTGTGGTTGCCCGTATGTTCGGGCATCTGATGACTAGTATAGCACACAGGTCTGACAAAATCACCAGTTGCCCTCTCCTGGATAGTTGTCCAAGGGGCGAAGGTCTACGTAATCAGAAAACCTGTGCAGGAGTGCAGGTTTAGCCTCAACGTAACCTAGAATAGTATTGCACATAGTACATAATAACTGTCTGATGCATTTGCCGCAAGACTTTCCTGATTCGTTACAGCATCGATGATCATGATCAATAGACAAATGATTAATCGTGCCACTTTTATGAACTCTGGTTTCTGGCTGCTTGCATAAAAAGCAAAGAGAATTTTGAGAAGCCTGAAGCCAGGCGTAGACATCAAGAGAAATATTAAACCTTCCTTTTAGTTTTGAAGATCTATAAGTTACTTGAAGTCTTTCTGGATATTTCTCTTTATATCTTGCTTGAGAAGTTTTTTCACGCTCTACCCTTTCCTCGTCTGTCTTGCAGCGAGGATTTTCCTTAACTGCTCCCATACGCTCACGCCTTGCTTCATGCCTGCATTGTTTGCAGCGAGGATCGTATCCACAAGGCGTTTCTGTATTTTTAGGAAACATTTCAACAAACTTAATCAAACTACAGCCTGTGCAACGATGTTCGCTACCGGTACAACCTAGCATTGCATGACGAGGCGTGGATTTAGGTTTCCAATCAGGGCCACGTTCTTTTGCTAACCTTTCAGCTTTTTTAGTGTTCACATAAAGCTTGATACAGGGAGCACATTTGAATGCAGTTTTCCCCCATTTACGCTCTGTGCCTTCGGGGATATCTTCTTTGCACGTATAGCAGGTTAACAAGGCAGCTCCAATAAAAATAGACTAGCACCCCGCTGTGAGGCACTAGTCTATTCTATCAAATGTTCCGACCGAAGTCAAATCGGACTTATGAGGTCAAATCTGCAATGACCCACTGCTCGGGACGAGTCACGATAGGTAGGAAGTTGTACTCGATTAGGATCTGGCGACCTGAAGGGTCTGGCTCCTGCCAGCTCTTTGTGTAACGACCAATAAAGCCCTGAGGTGCGCTGAAGTCAGCGGTTGGTCCCTCAACAAGCTCGATAGGACGGTTAGCATCAAAGTTACCTAGTAGAAGTGTATCATCAGCTAGGTAGCCGATCTCGTCACCGTTGTCAGCCTCGTATACGTGCTCAACAGCCTGCCAGTCCATACCCATGAAGCCAGGAATAGTGCCGGAGGTGTAGTACTGGTCACGCATTCTGTCAGAAAGTAGATAACCAGGTGAAGCACTGTTAGCTACGAATGAATGAACAATGCGATCAAGAGTGGTCTGAGTAGCATAAGCCTTGTTAGCGGCTACACGGCCGTGGTTAAGAATAAGCTTCTTCCACGCAGTAACCATTTCAACAATCTGAACTGGAGTAGCAGTAGCCCATGAAGTTGAAGCAGTAACCTTGTGATCGGCTGGCATCTTATAGTCAACTGTAGCCTGTACGTCTGGGAAGTCAAGTACTAGGTTTCCAGCTAGAGCCTTCCATAGAGTGTACTCTACGAATGCATCAATACGCTGGTTAAGGTCCTGAAGCTCGCGGACAACTTCACGCTCAGCGTTCTGTAGGCCATTAAGAGAGCCTACCTGACGAAGCCACATAAGAGTAGTAGGCTCAAAAACCTTCTTCTCACGGACGTATAGCAAGCTAGCAGTTGCCTGCTCGCGACCTAGACGACCTACGATGTGAGCTTCGGAGTTAGGAACGTTTGGCTTA